ATGAAGTAGGAAGGGAGTACAAGCATGAGTTATGAACCACCACTTAATGACCCTGACTTCGAAGATGAAGAAGAAATCGAAGAAGAGTTTGACGAGATGTTAGAGGAAGCACTAGAGAGATAGGGGATACAATGCAAGGTCTATGCACAGGTCATGAGAACCCTGACCTATGGTTTAGCGAGTCCATTGATAGCGATATCCAAAACAATCGCGTCAATGAAAACAGCCCAGAGTACAAGCAACGCATGGCTAATGTAAAGACCGCGCTTGCTATCTGCAATACATGCCCAACCAAAGCTGAGTGCTTTGATGAAGGCATGAAGAGAGAGAACTTAGATAACGGAATTTGGGGTGGCTCACTACCTGGTGAGCGTGTCCTACTTGCAGGCGTACCATTAACATGGAACAATCGCAGGTCTATGATTAACTTCGCACATAGAGTAAGGGCAACCATCAAATGAAATCATTAACATTCTTACTGCTCGTAGTAATAGCTCTGCTACTTACCGACAACTCAAAGACACCCACGGACACAACAGACAAAGGCGTGCGAGTCTCTTGGAGTAAGGAAGATAGCAGGGCGTATGCTAGAGACAAACTCAGCGAGTGGCGAGATACTCAGTGGTCTTGTCTCAACAGATTGTGGGGTAAGGAATCCGCATGGAATCCTGATGCCTTCAATCCTATCCGTGTAATGGGGAAGCACGCGGGTGGGATTCCACAACTGTTGGGACTTGACCCTGACACACCAGCACCACGACAGATAGAGCGTGGGCTGGATTATATTTATTACAGATACGGCACACCATGCGATGCATGGACTCATTGGAAAAGGAATGGTAACTACTAATGGAAGAAGAAACAATTAACTGTTCTCGTTGCGAATCTGCAACACCTGAGAGTGAGTTACTGGAACTGCTTTCATGGTGGGTATGCGGTATCTGTTATGACGATTTATAGGGAGGATAAATTATGACAGAGCACATAGATAATATTAGTCATGACTATTCAGAGTCAATGGACATACGCGGTGAGCCAACCACAGTATGTCCTTGTGGTTCACAGTTATGGCTAGTCAAAGTAATGTTCGATGAAGAGGGGGATATAAGTATGTGGTTTACAGAGACAATGGAATGTGTAGTATGTGGTACTCTAGCCACAGCTCCATACCCTAGTGAGGTGACAGATGCCTGAGTTCTTACATCAAGTAGTCAAGAAGCGTGAGCGTGAAATGGAAATGCGTGGGTTATTAGACTTTGACTCACCAATATTTACACGTTCACGGGAGCATGCATTCTCTGTAACAACACGACCTTTGCCACCTGTTGAGGAGATAGGATACAGGTTTCACGCTAACAATGGAGTAACAGAACACTCCATCCTCTTTCCCAATGTTGGTGGTTGGATTCAATCAGCAGTAATTATTATGACACCAGCGATTGTGACTCCACAGTCACTCAGATTGCTTACGATAATTGGATGGGATTTATTAGCAGGTCATCCATGTAGACCTAACTATAGTTGGGACAACAATACTTATACATGTAGAACATGTAGTGGTAGATATACAACAGACGGGAGCGAGTGGCAACGTGGCTAGTTACGAATACAAATGTGAGATTGACTCAAGTACTATCACAATCAGTAGGGGTATGACCGAACAGGAAATTATACCTTACTGCGACAGTTGCAATGAGCCAATGGTAAGGGTGTACAGTGCACCACCTGTCAAGTTCAATGGCAGTGGATTCTATTCAACGGGAGGATAAATGGCAAGAGAATATATAACTAAGGCACATTACCCTGATGGTGGGTGCCAATGCGAGGGCGGTGGTTGTTCAGCCTGTGACTTACAGTCTGATGAACTACAGTTTGCTAGCATGAAAGAGATTGAAGAGTTCTATAATATAAATGGGGAAGCATTATATGTAGACCCAGCGGAGCTGGACTTAGAAGGTATGATACAGGACATGATTGATTCAGAGGTTGATTTCGATAAAGAGTTTGACCCTGATGCAGAGTAAAGAGCGCGGTATTAGTACACTCCGCGCCCTATTACTCATATCATTAACCTTCTTTATTGCTCTGACTCTTGTGGTGTACCTAATTCTTGGTATAACATCTCTTCTGATGTTTCTGTTTCCGTGGTCTCCGTAATGTCAGTATCGTAGTACGGCTTAAAGCCACCCAACTTATTGACCAGTCGCTTGATGGCTCTGTTACCTCTCATGCGTGCTGCGTCATCACTACCTAGTGATAAGTAATTGCTTATCTCTTTGTAGTCCATAGACTCTGCATATCGGAAGAAGAGTATCTTTCTATCCTCCTTACTTAACTTCCAGTATGCGGAGTCTATCTCCATCATCATGACAGATAAGTTTCCACCTTCGGAAGGGGCGCTTGGTCGCCCTGGTCTACCCAAGTTTAACTTATGAGTAACACCATATTCACTACGCAACACAGCAGGGAGCAGTGCTTCTACAACATCTGACTCATAGTAATATAAATCTGACACGTCGTATCCGACACTCTTCGCCTTCCACTTCTGGCAATAATCCAACGCATGATTACGCAAGCTCCGATAGATTAGGTTCTTTGCATCCTTGTCGCCTATCTTTTCCCACTCAGCAACCTTGTTAGGGTGCTTAGCAAACCATTCGTATAGGCTCTGCTTGATATCTTCAAGTTCAACCATGTCAAACTTGCGATGATACTCAGAGGCTACCGCAGTGATTACATATTCCCATGGTTCAATTTGTTGCCAGTTCATCTGCCTTTGCTCTCTTGTATAGTCGTGTCGCTGACATTAAATCATCTACTGTAATCAAGAATCCCTTAGACAAATTAGGTGGGATGTTACACGTAATCTCTCTACCAAATTCTTTAACTGCATATCTTAGTGCATCCGTCGGCACAATCAATGTACTCTCTTCGAGTACGAATGCCCAGTATGCAGCTTCGGTTACACCTAGACCTGATGGTGCCCAGTCCTCAATCTTCTTGAAGAAGCACTCAGTCTCAATGTATAAGTTGTTAGTCTTAGCCCACTTGCGGTCACGCTTTACTTCAACAGTACGTCCACCAGTAAGCAACTCATCTACTAGTTGTTCGCCCTTGCGCCCGTATCCAAAATCCAAATCAAACGATGACTTGTTTGTCATTAGTTAACTCCTTCATCAGTTGTTTCCCAATGTACTCTGTGTACGCTGGCGGTATTGCTTCGACCAGTTCTCCCCAAATCATCCAGTCAATCCCCATTGCTTCGCGTGCTTCTTCAATAGTCTTAGCAGTTGTACCACCATAGACATACTTGCCTGTTGCTTTGTCGATACCCTGCGGGTTATCATTCATCGCACCATACACACCAACGGGCTTGCCTTGTTCTTTGTGCTTACACTTCGTGCCTTCGAGTTTAATATTACTCTCAAACAATCTATGCCTGCGTACCTTCAAGCCAAAGGCTGAGCCACATATCTGAATTGGGTTGATAAGTGGTGCACCCTTGACGTTCTCAATTACATACGGCTTACCTGATTCAATCAATAGTTCTCGTACTGGTTCAAGTAAATCTAACTTAGATGTTGTCCCACCCTGTGCTTCACGCAAGTGTTTGGTTATGCTATGAGTCTGACATGGAGGTGATGCATGGATAGCATCATACTCTTGCAGCTCAGCAACAGTAACTGTATCGAAGTCTCTGCGTAGATAAGTAAATGGATACCGCTTACCATGCTTGACATCAAGACCAGTTACCTCAAAGCCTGCTAGGGCGTAGCCCTTAGAGGCTCCACCTGCACAACAGAATAGGTCAAGTAGTTTCATTTATCCCATTGTCCCCGTAGTATTAGCAATCCAATGATTGCATAGTTAGCCATATCTTTGAATGAATCTTCCAATGATTCATGCTGAGGGTCAGCACCACTATCGACTAGGTTACTGATGCGTGCCAATTTGTCATGCATCCGTACACGCAAGCCGTTGATAGGCCCACCAGGGGCTTGCGAAATATTCTTAGGGCCGTAGTCCCTGTGCTTACTAAGCAACAAGTCAGATAATTCTTTGACTGTGTTGCTAACATGTGTCTCTAAATGGAGTTCGCGTGCAATAACGGAATGGTAAGAGTCACTTGAAGATGACTGTCTACCTTCTCGTACATTGTTACCGAAAGTCCCAGACTCATTAGGTAATTTATAATCTGCCATATCTCTTCACTCTCCATCTTCGAGTAGCTGTTTAAGTTCGTCATCAATTCCTACCATGCTAGAGCCAACAATCATATCTTCAATAACTTCAAGTACTGTACCTGGGTCTGTCTCTGCGGAGAACAGGGTCATGTACGTGTCCTGTGTTATCGTTCGTATCTGTTCAGGTTGCTCTGCGTAGCGGTACATACAACGTAACAACGAACCAATCATAAGGCGGTAGCCGTTAGGCAATACCAATGCTGGGTCGAAC